GCAATCATCAGTGTCGTTCAATGTGGCAACTACTGAGAAAAGTTCGTCATTTTATGGAAACCGCCAGCCCGTTCCCCGGAAGAAAGCATGGGCTGGCAAAAGTGTAGCGGTATTAGGCGCAGCTATTTAGCATACTCAGACAACCATCAATAAAACCTTCGGCCATCTGTATCTCAATTCGTATAAGCTTCTCATCCTTCTTTCGTGCTTTCGCCATTTTCCGCTTCGAGATGCCATACAGATAGTGAGCCACCAACAGAGAATATTCGTGAGGCTTCTTCTTCTTCAACGCAGCCATGCACCCTTCAATGATCAACCCATCATCATCAGTACACATGATCCGCGTTTTTCCGGTTTGCGGAAGTAACCCCTTAAAACCGGCAGCAATTGAAGAATAATCTATATTGCATGAGTCACTTGCAGCCCACGCTCCCCAGCGTTCTAATACCTGTTGTATGTCACGCATTATGCCACCTCTCTATGCTTCTTATAGAAAACCTGCTCACGGACCTGATCGCCGTTCATGAGCATGTCGTTGAAATCGCCGTTATCAGGCCAGCGGATGCTGACTTTAACGAGGTCATTTTTCGCCATGAGATTGGCGTGGGCACACTCGAACGCCGCCGCCTGACCGGTGGCAGAGTGTTTATCCATATCAGCAAAAATAATCAGGTGTTTTACCCCCGCCGGCGCACGGAATTTCTTCATGAAATTGCTGTTCATCACCGCCCAGGTATTAACGCCGTAGATTTGATAGCAGGACAGCGCCGTTTCGATGCCCTCCGCGATCCCCAATGTTGAGGAAACCGGAAACATGCGAATGGCTACAGAACGGGCGTATTCGAGATAGTTGTCTTCCTGCAGGGATTTTTGCCGTTTGGCGCTTTCGCCCAGCGGCGCTTTTTGCTCCCCCTCCAGTAAGGTGCGGTGGAGATAGCACAGCTCCCCTTTATCGTCTGTGGCGAGGGCGTACAGAGCATGGTAAACCCGGCCCGCGTGGCGCTGGCTTTCACAGAATTTAATCGCATCGGTGGGTAATTTGTTGATCCCGCGCTGTCGCAGATATCCGGCACCTGGCGTGCAATGCAACGGCAGCAGCTTCGCAAATTTGCTGATGGTGCGCTGGCGCAGCTTCGCGGCGGAGCTGTGAGCAGGGATTTTTTCGCGCTGGTAGTCATTACCAATGAGCTGATCCACCTCGGCGCAGAGTGCCGAAAAGGTTTTATTGGTCTGCGTAGCTGAAAGCAACTTCATGCCGTCGCCGCTGCCGCACACACAGATCCATGTACCGGCACCGTCTCGATCGTCTATGCGAAACTTACCGCGTGCGCTGCATACCGGGCACTCCCCTTTGTAGTGATTTTTCCCGGTTATTGGTGGCAGGCCGTAATGTTCAAGAATTTCGGGCCAGCGGCCTTTCGCCGCTTCTGCTGTCTTCACGCTGTTCTTCTCCCCAGCATACTACGAATGTTAGCAACCTGATGTTTGGCGTTGATGATCCGGTTTGTGGTCCCGGCATTGTCGGTGGCTTCCTCCGGCTGGCTGCCGGACCTTTCCCGCTCCTTCGCAAATTTGATGAGTTTGTGCTTGATGTAGTTGTTTACCTCCGGGGTAATCTCCATCGGAAAATCGCTCAGTCCGTTGGGCCACTCGTCGAATTTTTCGCGGAATGTATGTGCGCACCACCCGTCACTGATGGGTTTTCCCATAGAGGTGCGCTGACGCTGATAGAATTTGATCTGGCTCCACCAGGACTGTTTGTCCGATTTGGTGTAAACCTTTTCGCCCTTTTTGAGCTTTTTGATATTTCGCTGGGTGTCGGTTCCTACATCCTCACCGACCAGCGGCTTAAAGCCGCATTTCGGGCAAACGTAGACGCCGGCAGGCTTCATGAAATGGCATTCCGGGCATTCCTTCGGAAGTTTTTCTTCCCGATCCTCAGCCGTGCGGGCAGCGGCCTCTTTCATGCCATCGTTTTTGGACGGGAGGTCGTTGTACTCAATAGCGTCAGGAAATCCCAGGCGGTGGACGGTGCCACTGTGATCGAAGATGAGACAGGCATCTTTGCCCGGGGCAGTACGAAGGCCGCGCCCCAACGCCTGCAGCCAGCGAATTTCGCTTTTCGTCGGACGGGCGTAAATGACGCAGCGAACGTCGCTGTCGAAGCCCGCCACCAGAACGCCGACGCTAACAATGATTTTTGTCGCACCGGTTTCAAAGCGGTGGATCATCAGCTGGCGTTCTTCGTGCGGCGTCTCGGCCACCATAACCTCAGCATTCACACCCGCTTTGTTAAACTGCATCGTGACGTAATTGGCGTGGGCCTTATTGACGCAGAACGCCACTGTCGGAAGGTCCCGACCGTTACGCAGCCAGTTATCGACAATATCGCCCACCAGATCAGAGCCGCACATAATCTCCGCCAGCTGCGCTTCGTCGTAGTCGCTGCCATACTCCATCGACGCTTTCGTCTTAACGCCTTTCAGATCCGGCTTTGTTGGGGCGTAAAACTCGTAATTACTCAGATCGCCGCGCTGGATAAGCTCGCCGATAGTGGTCGGCTTGATTAGGCGTTGGTAGTAATTCCCCAGGAACGGGGAAAACGGGGTTCCGGACAGGCCGATAACCTTCGCTTTGGTTTCCGTGGTGATTCGCTCAATCTCTTTCAGAATACGACGTTTGCGCAGATGGGCTTCGTCGATAATCAGCAGATCGATATCCTGCGGGAATTCCCGGCGGATCAGCGTGTCGGCACTGGCAATCTGGATCTGTAGGCTGGGGTCATAGTTCGGATGGTCACGCCAGATAAAGCTGATCTGGTCTTCCGGAAGCCCATACTGAGCGAAGCGCTGCGCAGTCTGATTAATCAGGATGGTGTAAGGGGCGACAAAGAGAACGCGCATACCACGGCTTACCAGACCATCAGCAACGAAAGCAGCCAGCCCGGTTTTACCGCTGCCGGTCGGCATATACATCATGAAAGATTCATATGCCTTCCAGTCGCGGCGCAGCATGTTAAGTGCGCGTTCCTGTGCAAAATTTGGTGTGATGTTCAGCATTACCAACCCCTTTACGTTTCACTCTTCCAGGAAGAACCCTTCCCGGTGCCTTATCCGGCCAACTGCGTACCATTTTGCTAGTACAGCGGCGCTTTTGGGTTCTGTCTTTGAGATCAGCACCTACCTAACCAATGGAGCTGCCTTCTGGAAAAGACCTATTCCCATCCCTCTCCGATCTCCCCCCTTACCCCCCTCTTACCTCTCCCTTATTCACGTACTAGCTATCTGGTACATGAGGGTGTAAAAAAGTAAGTGGGTGGTTCCTGCTTCATCTGCAGCTGACGCCTTTAAGTCAGACTGCAACCTGGCACCTTTAAGCCCGGTATCGTCATGCGCGCTGTTGCGTTCCTGCCAGAGGTGGCTGGGCTGTGTAGCCCTGAATTGCCCGCCCGTGTGTTTCAACAAACCTGCGAAGCCTCACATTGGCTTCATGCCTTGCCCGGTTCTCCCTGCGGTATGAAACCGTCTCGGCGTCAAATGTGATTTCGTAAACCTCTGCGTATTTCAGCGCGACTATCCTCCGTAGTGATGGAGGTAAACTGAGAAGTTGTTGTTGGATCCACGCTGCATCTGCCTGGCAGTAAACTGATGGCAGCTCAACCAGCACATAATCCGGGTACATATCTCCTCCGGTTAAAACAGGCTGCTCTGGCCCTTACGTTGCGATTGCTTCTTTCCTGCGATCCGTTCGACCACTGTTGTCTGTCCGATAGCCCACTGACGGGCACGAAAAAGACAATCAGCAAACATGCTCCCCTTACGTGTGGACTGAGAGCTACGACGGTAGTAATCAACGCCACACTCTGCCCCCCCTTGCGACTTCCGCCGGAAAGCCTTCACGCAACAGCGCATCTGTGATGTGCTTTTTGATAAATTCTTCCGGTGACATGTCACGCTCCAACATTGTTCGCGGAGGATTGATAAATGTCTGGGCGCAATTCTGATCTTGTAATCACCCCTGCAGTTTCTTGCTCAAGCCGAATTGCTAGATTGAACCCTGCGTTTTTATGCCCGTTAAAAACCAAGCGTAAGTAGTCCCGCGTGGAGCCAACACTTTCAGCTAAATGGGTCTGCTGCTCTTTAGTTAATGAGTTCCAGTACGCTTTCATTAAATGTACCTCCGTGGTACATATTACATCAAAATTATGAACCGTAAAGGAACTTGTACCGCACGGATACAACCTGAGAGAATAACCGTATGAAAACTGTTCATGAAATCAGGCGCCTAAACGCCAGAAAATTACGAGATGGGGTTGGTGGAAACTCATTTTTTGCCAACATGATCGATCGTGAACCAACTCAAACGAGTAGGTTTATGAGCGATGGTGCAACCAAAAACATTGGTGATGCCATGGCAAGACACATTGAAAAATGTTTCGACTTGCCACTTGGATGGCTAGATCAAGAGCACCAAACAACCAATGTTGCAAAAAATCCAGATGTTTCAGATACTAATAGAAATATTCGGATGATCCCCGTCATCTCGTGGGTACAAGCTGGCGTGTGGACAAAGGTGGATGCACAAGAGGTTGATTTGTATAGCACTGAAACCTATCCATGCCCTGTGCCATGTGGGCCAATGACTTATATCCTCAGGGTCATAGGTGATTCTATGATTGATGAATACCGCCCGGGAGATATGATATTTGTTGATCCTGAGATACCTTCAGTTCATGGTGATGATGTGATTGCCCTGATGCATGATAGTGGTGAAACAACGTTCAAGAGGCTTATAGAAGATGGTGGCAAAAGGTATCTCAAGGCACTCAATCAGAATTGGCCAGAGCCATATATAAAAATTGATGGAAACTGTTCAATCATTGGAACTGTTATATTTTCAGGAAAACCAAGAAGATACAGAAACAAACCATAAAATAAATTAAGAAACCTGCAATCGCAGGTTTTTTTATGCTTGACAGTGTACCTTTAAGGTACATAATGTACCTATCAAAACGATTAAGGAGGTACATTATGAGCGTGAATAACATAATCCAGTTAATCGAAATTGACTTAACCAGAGACATTAATGTAACTGAGCTCGCCAGTGAGGCAGAAAACAAAACGACTTCATTACTTGAAGCAATAAATTTTATTAGCTTAAAAATTATGGAGATGAGTGAAGGCTCAAAAGAAAGTAATGACAAAATTAATTCCTTGTCGGGAGTCATTGCTGAATTAGCTGACTTAGCCATGGTGACTAATAAGATTTCAAATGAATCTCACTATCACAGCGGCGTGAGGGAATGCAGATGAATAATATCTCAGCAACCAACACAATCGAACAGGCAGAGAACATCATCACTGATATTTTCGAAAATGGCACACATGATAAAGATACCGGCGAAGGGCTTTATAGAGTTATGAACCTGATCGCTGATGTACGGTCAACCATAATTTCCATTCCTGAACTCGATGAAGCTTACACTATATCAAAGGGTGTTAATGCAATTATCAACGAACTTATTCAGGGGCTAGGCCCTGACGATGATAAGCTGGGATGCGTGCTTTATTCACTGTCCAATTTGACAAAACAAGTTATTGAAGGTCAAGAAAAGGCAATAAATACACTCATCTCATTATAAATAATAGCCCATAAATAATTACGGCCTTACCGCCGGGGATTCCTGCAACCTGAAAAGGGTAAATGCTATGTCATTCATTATCGATAAAGAAGCATATAAAACCGCCTTACTCTACCAGTCATGTGGTCAGGGGTTAATCGCCAACCTGTACCTTCGCAAATCTTATGGGAGGTAATGATGTTAAGCAGAGACAGCTCTTGTGAGACAGCGAAAAACACTGCTGAAAACCTTTATCAATTAATGGAATTAATAAACACAAACATTATTGATATGGATATTGAGCAAATCATTTCGCTTTCAGGCCTTTGCCTAGACTTATCGGCTCAGGTTTCAATTTGGCTCGATGCGGAGTTAGAAAGACGTGAAAAACAACACAACTAAGACATCCCACCGCAGCAATATGACACTAACAGAAATAAGCGTTGTAACTGAGCGTCTGTACTACCTGCTGCAAACAGTTACAGAGAACTATTACAGGCTTGAAGATGCACAGCGTTTTCATCTGTTAGAAATCGCTTGGGAAATATCCGGGCATGTAGACAACTGGATGAATGCTGAAGAGGTTCGACGTGGATAAATTAATTGAAACTCGCCGCCGACATCTCGTTCAGGCAAAGCTTGATTCCGTTAAGCGTAGAACGGGTGGGAACATCCAGATGGCGAAGCTTGATAACGGAGCTTTATTCCCTGTCGAACTATCCGAGGAAATATTAACAAAGGCGCTGATAAAACTTTTCGAGTGCATGATTTATGACACGCATAAACGGTCTGAAGCGGAATCAATTATTTCAGGTCATTACTCTGATTGTCTGGGGAAGAGCAAATTAACGCCTGATGCCGTGTATTTCATGGATGCATTGATTGAAACACTCGCAGAAGAAGCAGTGAAAAAGCGGAGAAAACAGAATGCAGCATAGCCAACAAATGATAACGCAACTCGGAATGCAAATCCCCCGACCGGTGTTGAATGTGGATCTGCATGTCTTACCCGACTTTACCGGCCGTGTTGTGCTTTACATCGAAAGCGGAAAGGTGAAATGCGATCGCCGGCTGCGTGACGATGAGCATATTTGTGCATTGGAAACGTTTATCGAGTTGGCTCGTGAAATGGAGCTTCGAAACGAGGAGGTATCGGGTGGTAGTAACGGCAATACGAATTCCTGAGCGGGTCCACCTGCAGGCGCTGCAGGTCCTGCTGCGATACCGGCGTCGGCGGATATTCTCGCGCCGCATGCGCAGGACCGGATACCTGAGTCTGAAAGTAAATCAGCGCTGGCGGCTGTTATCGAAAGATGACGGCAAGAGCTGGGAAGTCATGAGTCACGAGCGTTATTCAAAAGAGAAGGATAGAAAATGATGAGCACCAAAAAACTGAAAACAGGTATCGACGCAGCATTTAGCCGTCCTCTCCGCCCGGTGTACATCGTGACGCGTCACGGATACCACAAGCGCTGTCTGAGCCGTAGCGCGGCGCTGAATAACCTGGCGCACTACATGACCAATCATGTTTTTCACCTGGTAGGCATGCAGACCCATTACCCGGATACGCCAGTCCACCGCGATGGCGTAATCGTCTACCAGCTCGGCCAGCCAACAGAATGCTATTTATCAGCGCATGCCCGCTGCGTTTGCCGAATTCGTCGCCTACTGGCCCGTAAGCGCGCGATCCGACAGTGGCAGGAAAAGCACGACGCGCTGACCGAGCAATACCGCGAATTCATGAAAACGAAGCCGTTCTAAGGGGGAACATGGCAATGAAAACTGAACTTGCGCCGGTGGCAGCCCGTGACCTGCACGTGATCGAATATCGCGGCCAGCGAGTGGTGACCACTGAGCAGATGGCAGCGGGTTATGGCACTAATGCCTCCAACATCAAAATGAACTATTCGCGAAACGCCGATCGCTTTGTAGAAGGAAAACACTTCTACAAAGTTACCGGCGAAGAGTTGGCAAATTTGCGAATGACTTTTAGTTGCCTGCAAATTTCCAACAAAACCCGCTCTCTTATGTTGTGGACAGAACGCGGCGCTGCGAACCACGCAAAGATGCTAGAAACCGATCGGGCATGGGGCTATCACGAAGACCTGGTGGATTTCTACTTTACCCAGCGCGAGGCGATTAACGCGCCAGTAACGCAGGTCGCAATCAGCCGAAAAGAACTTGCCCTGATGGTGATCGAGGCAGAGGAGCGCGCTGAAGCTGTCGCCATCGAAAATAAAACCTTGAGCGTGACGGTTGAGAATCTGGAGAAGCATTTTACCAAAGGAATGACTCTCCCGGCGTTTGGCAAAGCGCTCAATGGAGTTAACACCAGCAAAATCACCTGGTGGGCATATCAACGCGGATGGATTTACAACGAACAGCTCGACCCCGAAAAGGAGCCACGCTGGCGCGTTAAATCGTATGCCAGAGACAAATATCTGACTGAGCAGGACGTGCAGATTAAAGATGTCGGCAAAGAACCATTCACCAAAAAGAAAATAGTGCTGCTTCAGAAAGGTACCCATCGCATTTACCAGTTGTATCTCAAAGGTGCTCTACCGATGAAAACGACCTGGAACGGCGAGTTTAGCCACGATAAAGCCATTTATACGCCGGAGACAAAATAATGCTGATCCCAACTGATATCCTCCGCGCCGCTTTGTGCTGCGTGGCTGACGAAAAAGAAGAACGCACTTATCTGCAAGGGGTACGGATTACCCCGAGCCATATTCAGGCATGCAACGGGGTTGCGGCGGTGTCGATGGAACACGGTGAGGATACCGACATCGACGGTGTTTTCCTGTTCAAAGGCGATATCCCGGATAACGCTGAGGGAACTTATATCAGTCCTCTGGACGATGGCTGGGCGGCGTTCCACATTGATGAGTTTGAACATGCTGTGGGTGAATCGATGCTGACGAAAATCGAATGTCGTTACCCGGATTTCACCAAATTATTACCGCCGAATCCTGAGTCATGCGAAGAATTTCCAATGTTCTCTTCCTCGCTTCTGCAGCTGCCGCTCCGCATGTTCGGGCCGACCGTACTGAAGTTTAAGCCATACGGGAAAACCGCACCTTGCCAGATCCTACTCGACCCGGTGGTCAATGAATACTACGGCAACCCGTTTTTGATTCTGATGCCGCTGCGGGAAGATGCCTTTGAACTCATCGCCGAGGTGCTGAATGAAAAAGGTATGTGACCTGGTGCTGTTCACCCTTTTCTTCTCCAGCCTTGCGGGGCAGGGATTCACTGCCGGAGTGCTCTGCTTTTTCGGCGTGGCCAAACTGCTTGCGAGGACTCTGGTGTGAAGATTGAGTTTAAAGACTTCGGAGCAGTTTCATCGGTGCTGATCACCAGCACCATCTTTGAGTTCCGGAAACATAACCGGGTGGTCGATACCACGCTCTTTCTGGTTCCTGGTGTAGTCAGCGAACGTCGCGGAGCATTCTTTATGAAAACGTTTATCTCAGGGAAAAACCGTGACGCGCTGCGGGCATATAAAACTGTTCTGAGAGAGGCAAACCGATGAACAAAGGCAAACAACCGGCTTTTCCGTGCCATCGCAGCGATCACACTCCAAGCGGGATGACGTTCCGCCAGCACCTTGTCAACCAGCTGGCGCCCGTGATGCTGAAAAATTTCTTCAATCATGATACCTGGTCTGATTATGACGATGCAGCTCTCTCACTGATGGGTTTTGTCGATGCAATTATCGAAGCCGAACAAGGAGATAAATGATGGGATGGCCTGATGTTTTTGTGCTCGCGGTCGCATGTGTAAGCATCGCAGCAATGGCTATTTGGGGGTAGCAGAATGCACAAGGCGTTTGAAGTGTGGGTTCGCAAGCGGTACGGAAACCGCTACGACCTGATACGGGATTGCGAAGGTTTCTACTGCCGGGAAGTGGTTAAGCGGATGTATGATGTGTGGTGCCACTGTCGTGGCCTGAGCGTTGCGTGAGGTGGATATGGTCGATATTGAAATGATAGACGAAAAAGAGGTGATGAAGATGATCCACGTTTCTTCACGCATGACGATCTGGAAATATACAGTGCACCATAATTTCCCTAAACCGATCCGCACCCACCCCAAACAGTACCTACGGTCTGCGGTGGAGGCATGGATACTGAATGGAGGGGTTAACCCGAAATCTTCCTGATGTGCCAGAAAATCTTTTCTGCGTACAGGTCATAGGCGGCTTTCTGTTCAGCAATCCAATCGTGTTTGTTATAAACGGAAAGTACGCCGCCCAGTTCGTGCCCCAGCATTTTTTCAATCACATGCGGGGCCACCCCCTCTTCAGATAGCCTGGTTGCCAGGGTCCTTCTAAAATCATGCGCAGTGAACCCCCCTATCCCCAAAGACTGTTGAATCCTTTTTAGGTAGCGATTAGCTCCGGCAATCGTCATCGACGTTTTCAGATCGGGACCTGGGAACAGAATATTACCGTATGTCATTTGAGCTTTTTTTAGCAACTCGTCTGCCGCATCAAAAATTGGTCGCCTGATAATCCTGTTCGTTTTGCTCTTCTCGGCTGGCACAATCCATACTCCTTCCTCCCGATCAAATTCATCCTTAACTGACATGCGCATTTCGCTATTTCTCGCACCGTAAAGCATCAGCAGTTGGTGAAGTAACCGATTTGATGTAGAGCCACGGCTACGCTCAATAGACAGCCATATCTTGGCTAACTGGTTATAGCTGAGAGTCACCTCCCCGACAGCGGCCTTGACGCCGATATCCTTCGGCAATAACAGGAGTATGTCTGCATTTCCAATAAACTGCCGGCGGGAACACCAGCTGATAGCAGAACGCAGCTGAACGAGAAGTTGTCGTGCGCGCCGCGGGTTAATCCTTTCTTCTTCGGTAAAGCGATCGACCCAAAGCCGAACCGGGATTTCCTCTACCGGCACGCCGGGGAAAGCATCACTCATGTGCTTTATCACGGTCGATTTATAAAGTGATTTGGTTTTATCCCGGAGCACAACATCGACATAGTTTTCCTGCCAATAGTCCAGGCAGTCTTTAACCGTAGGCTGTCGATTTACTTTTTCTTTCCCGGCCAACATCCTCGGGTCTAATCCTTTATCGACGGATTCCCTTAAATCTGCAACCATGTTACGTGCATCACGAAGAGTCAGCGCAGGGTAACGCCCAAGCCCAAGACGGTGTTGCTTTCCATCGCGCCGGAACCTGAACTGAAAACTTATAACTCCACGCGGGGTAATTCGAATCCCGAGTCCGTCAGAATCAGTGATTTCAGCTGGGCCAGAATATGGTTTACCATAGATAGAGCGAAGTTTTGTGTCACTGATCGCCATAATAGTTTTTTGTACTCAATGATTGATGAATTATGTACTTAGTCTGTACTCAATATCGCATGTACGAACACAAACGACAATATCATCAAGTGTACAAACAAAAGCAATTATTGACAAAAAGTGAGTTTTTAAACCGATAAATCAGACACATACAACATCAAGCGTGTACATCAAGTGACAGTAAAAAACGATACTATACAGCCAACATTCCTTTTTCACGACTACGAACTAAAAAACCCAACGCATTGATTTAGTTATACAACTATCAATCGCCACTTTTTAAATGTACTTAATTATGTACTCAACACTAAAATTCCCCGCTATATAGATGCATTT